TGCTCGTGATAGGCCTGCGATCCGTCGTCTAGTTGGTCATCCATTGGGTGCCTCCCTAGTGACTAGACGTGAGTGTACCCCCTGCCATTTGAACGTGTCAACACCCCCGTGTACACTGCAGTCTGGACTCAAATGGAGGCTTTATGACGCTGATCGAATACATCAAGGGATTGAACCTGCGCGAGCGCGAGGATCTGGGCCGGCTGGGCGGAACGACCGGGGCGTACATCACGTCCATGATCTACCGCAACGCATCCACGACCTCCTTGGCCGTAGCCGTGGCTATGGACAAGCACAGCGGGGGCAAGCTGGACTTCCGAACGCTGATGAACCGGGCTGAGGACGTGGACTGGGACTACATCAAGTCTGCCCTGAACAGCCGCAACAAAATCATGTTTGTGACTGAGACGGTCGAGGCAAAAGAAAGCTTGACGGCTGCCTGACCTGCTAGTAAAAAGGCAACCCCCGCGCATCGTCGGTGACAACGACAGGGTGCGCGGGGTTATACCGGTACTGTGGGATAGCTTGAAACACCGGGCGGGGCGGCGAGGCTAGCACCCCAGAGCGACAAGGCTGGCGGGTCATGCGACCGACGGGTCAGCGTGTGAAGGCAGATCTAGGATGGGCTAGGTCTGCTCACTCAGGGTCAGATCACGAGGCCTCAGTAGTATCCTTCTGGCCTCATACTCAAAAAGAATTCAAACAGAGTATTGACACCTGTTGAACCTTCCGTGTAACTTCTCGATCGAGGAGGACGCATGGAACTCAATCACTTCCCGATCAAGATTTCGGTCAACCGCGATGCGCGGGTGGCTTGTGTCACGCAGATCGTCCCGAACGGGGAACCGCAGAAGCTTTTCATCCACGCCGATCAGGCTCTGGATATCGCTGACTTCCTGAGCAAGGAGTTCAAGCGCAGGGGCAAAGGCGTACCTGAAGGGGCGGACGCAGACTTTGAGCGGTTCTGGTCTGCCTACCCTGTCAAGACATCCAAGGCTGGTGCGCTGTCCTCTTGGAAGCGCAGCCATGCCAACAAGCACGTTGAAAAGATCCTCGCCCATGTCGAAGCGATGAAGGCCAGCGACCAGTGGAAGCGCGGATTCATTCCGCATGCGACCACGTACCTGAACCAGCGTCGGTACGAGGACGAGCAGAAGCAGGCTGAGAACCCTTGGGACAATGCAATATGAAATTCCAAAAGGTCGCGCTCACGTACGATCAGTACAAGATCCTGCTTGACCGCAAGCAAAAGGCGAATGGCCGAAGCGTGAAGTACCGCGACTTGATCAAGCAGTGGGGTGTTCCGCACTACCACCTATCAACCGCCGTGTACCGCGGCATCAAGCAATACGACTACAGGATTTGGAAGGAGGAGCAAACATGAAACTCTATGACGTACCGCGAAACAGCCGGATCTCTTTGGTCACAGGCAAGGAACTAAACTTCAAGCGCATCGACGGGATGTATTCCTACTGCACGGACGATGAGGGCAACGTTTGGCACATTCCCGCAACGACTGAGGTGTTGTTGCTGCCAAAACAGGAGCAACCGCGATGACCGAATTACAGCTAGGCGACATTGTGCAGATCAATCCGTCGGTGGATGGGTTTGGCGGGTGTCTGGCAGTGGTAAACGAAATAAAGAGCGATGACCGTCTTATGGTGTATGTGCAAAACGCAGGGCAACAGGGCCAAGCGTATATCTACTTGAACAAGGACAAGTACGAACCAACAGGTGGCCGTGCTGTATGGGTGGTGTCATGACCCGCGACGACATCATCCGCATGGCGAAAGAGGCGGGGCTAACGCAGAAACCTTTTTGCCGATGGGGTGGCTACTCGGATGACCTTATGCGCTTCGCCGCCCTCGTTGCCGCCCATGAGCGCGAGGCGTGTGCGAGGGTGTGTGAGGCGCGGCACATGGGCGACAACAACCGGGAAGATGCAGAGGCGAGGCGTTGCGCCGCCGCGATTCGGGCGAGGGGTGGGTGAATGAAACTCCCGCAGAACGCAGATCGAATCCTGAGTGTGCGCATGAAGGGCTTGATATACAACGACACGCTTATCGTTTCGTTCTACGACAAGCCGCGCATCTCGTACGACCCGGTGGTGTACGCGAGGCCGGAGGAGACATACGACTGGCGCTTTGCTGCTCGCATGACAACGTGCATCGTTTGCCCGATTGGCATGTCGAGTTTCGAGCGCCATGCAATTGAACTACTCAAGCATGTTGCTAGGCCTCTGCTTTACTATCACCCGGATGCTGAGCAGGGCGGCTCGCTGTACTACTTCCCGACAGCGGATTCCATCGATGCATGGGTACAGGGGAAGATAGCCAAGACTCAATGGAAGTGGGCCTTGGACAACGAGTACTGGATGGATTTCCAAAACAATCAATTCCAAAAATTCTTATCGGAAGTCGCCTGTGAAACTGATCCCAGATACCATTAACTTCAAAGAGTACCTAGACTACGCTGAAGGCAGCGAGAAGGTAGTCCCTGCTTCAAAGTTCCTTGATGCAGTCATCGACCGGATACACGGCGAGAGCGCGAACAACTCTCCCGTCACGCCGTGGCAGCGCATCGGAGACAACTTTCAGATGCGCCCCGGCGAGGTCACTCTGTGGGCCGGCATCAATGGACACGGCAAGACCTTGGTGACCAGTCAGGTCGCGCTGCATCTTATGGTGCAGAACAAGAAGGTCTGCATCGCGTCATTCGAGATGAAGGCTGAGGCCACGATGGCTCGCATGGTCAAGCAGTCTGCCGCGAACGGCTTGCCGCAGCATGATTACATCCGCCGCTTCCATCTATGGACTGACGACCTGCTGTGGATCTACGACCAGCAAGGCATCGTCGACCCGGACACACTGCGCGGCGTCATGCTGTATGCGAGAAACAAACTTGGCATCGATCACTTTTTCATCGACTCAATGATGAAGGTCGTGCGCGGAGACGATGACTACAACGGCCAGAAGGACTTCGTGAACAGCGTGTGCGCGATCGCTCAGGACACCGGCATGCACGTCCACTTGATCGCCCACGTACGCAAACGTGAAGACGAGTTCAGCATGCCGAACAAGTTCGACGTGAAGGGCAGCGGCTCGATCACTGACTTGGTCGACAACGTCTGCATCGTGTGGCGCAACCGCTCTAAGGAGCGAAAGCTGATGGACAAACAACTGTCGGCTGTTGAGATGGAGGACACGAAGAAGTTGCCTGATTGCGTTTTGCAGTGGGGCAAGCAGCGTCACTTCGAGTGGGAGGGAAAGGCTGCGCTGTGGCTGACTCAGGGGGCGCAGAGTTTCTCTGACCAGCAGGGCGCATCGCCTTATCGGTGGGAGCCGCCTGCTCGTGTCAAACCAATGCCGTCACTGATCGTTGAGGATCTTGGCGATGAAGTATTCGACTGAGCAGGTCGCGGCGCTGAAGGCCGCAAGACAGAACAACCCGGACATCGCTGAGTTTACCGACGCAGTCAGGCATGTATTCCCGTCGGCAAAACTTGCACGACTTGAGTCGGCTGAGATTACAGTCGGCGAGGTGTGGCCTGAAGGCGTATCGGGCGCGGAGTATCGCGCCGGGTTCTACATTGAAGAGCCGAAGGTTAAGAAGGGCAAAAAGCTAACAGCAAAACAGTTGGTGAGACAGTCGACAAGATACAAGTGAGGAGGATGTATGGACGAGACTCAGGTTGTGTTTCATGGGGAGATCATGCTGCTTGGCTGGGCAGACAGCAGCACACGGGGCAGGACGGTGACGTTCCTGCTGGCTGAGGATTCAGACTCGCACCCGTTCAAGGACTTCACGATCAAGGCCGGCAAGCGATCGGGCCAGCGCTTCATGTGCGCACTGGCAGAGATCGGAGATGACGAGCAGCCGGTCAGGCAGGAACAGCGCAACTCACAGTTGGCTTATCTGTGGTGCAACGATCCCGACTTCCTGTTCTGGGCGAAGGCCAACGACGCAGGCGAGGCTCGTGAGCGAATGCTCAAGGCCTGTGGAGTGAACAGCCGCGGACAGTTGGATACAGGCGATGCGGCTGTTGCCTTCGAGCAGAAGATTAAGAAGCCGTACATCAAGTGGCGCAGCGAGAAGAACGCCGTCTCGCTATGACCTACCGGAATCGAAGGCTGCTCGATGTAGCGCGTTACGCCACAGAGTGCATGATGTGCGACAGACACAACTGCGGAACAGTTGTTGCGGCACACAGCAATCAGCAACGTGATGGCAAGGGCATCGGGCACAAGGCTGCCGACTATCGTGTCGCCTTCCTGTGCTACGACTGCCACATGGAAATCGACCAGCGCAATCGCATGACGAGGACCGAAAAGCTTGAGCAGTGGGAGGCCGCGCATCGGAAGACGATCGGCTGGCTGTTCGATAACGGTTATCTGGATGTAAGGCGTGAGTAGAAAGCGATGCCCGATATGCGGGATGGAGAACAACGGAGGGATACCCCACTCCTACCATAATCTGCAGAAGCGCAGAGGCATAGACATCGACAACGTTTTCGTCGACCACTACTCGTCAGTCAGGGTGGCAATGAATGTCGCCAACGCAATGATCGATGGGTTAGCAGAATACGAGAGGAGGAAGAAAGATGGGAAAGAGGCAACGCCAACGAGGCGCAGAGACAGAGCGCGAAGTCGCAAACTTTCTAAGCGAACAACTTGGGATGGAGATCAAACGCAAACTGGGGCAGGCGAGGGATTCGGGGGAAGATATAAGCGTCTATCCCTACCGCATCGAGGTGAAGCGAAGAAAGAAACTGGCGGTGACTGAGTTCATCGAGCAGTGCGAGACTGGTGTGCAGCCGGGTGAGATTCCGATCGTGATCATGCGTGTCGATGGAGACACTCGACCGCTGGTCATGCTGAGACTTGAGCATTTCATTGAAACCATGAAAGACAAAATACAGCGAGGTGTTTCATGATTACTCTTTACGGATTCGACAACGCGATAGTTGGCACGGCATCTGCGTGTTGCGCAGACGGCCATGTGCATCGAGCAATCTATGACGGAAGCAAGATCGTTGAGATCCTGATGGACAGCAGCAGGATGTCTCGCGAGGAAGCGGAGGAGTACATCAGTTACAACATCATCGGGCTTTGCATTGGCGATGACGCGCCTCTCGTGATGTGGCCAAAGCCTGACGACACCTTGGTCATAGAGTTCATCGAGGAACTATCCAATGCCAAGTAACGAGCGCATCGGCACCGCGCTGAATTCCAAAAACCTGAAGAGCGACGAGACGCACTTCGATGCCGATCTCGTTGCCGCACTGGCGCATGCCTCGAAACTTGGGGCCACCCTGCAGATGCTGATCAGTGGCGGGTTCGCTGAAGAACTGAGGCCGGCGTCGGACGAACTGGCTAGGGTGCTGAAGAAGGCATGCCGGCGCAGGAACTGGGGTATCGGCTGGCAGGCTGCCCAGAGGGCGTCGAGGCAGGGGCTGATCGAATGGATGATGAAGGCCTGCCGCGGGTGTAACGGCACCGGCAAGACCTTGCTGAACTACGGGTTCGACTCAGCAGACCAGAAGGAGCAGGACTGTCCGCTGTGTGAGGGGCTGGGGGAGTTTGTCCCTGAGTGGCACTGGCGTAGCCAGCAGATGGGACTTGGGCCTGATGAGCCTCAGGCTTGGTGGACTAAGCGGGTGGACTTAGCCAAGGAGATTGCCGGCGATGCTTTCCACACTGCCCGGAGGCAGGTGAACCGGCAACTTGAGTGACCGCTAGATGGTCGATGCATCAAGTCGACCCAAGAAACTTGCAAGTGCCCTAGTCAAGGGATTAGAATCTGTGGTAGGTGCATTCCAACTATAACTATATTGCGCACCGACAGCGGGGAAGCCTTGTCCTTAAAAAAAGGGGGGCCGAAGCCCCCCGCAAGTTAGGCTACCCGCCGGGTGTCACCGGCCTTCAACTGCTCGATCACCTTACGCAGGGCGATTGAGTGCAGGTCGCCAGCGTGGCGTACCGCCGCACCAAACTCGTACGCCTGACTGAGCAGGTCATTCGACGTGCCGATGCCGAAGGCGATGACCTCGACATCGAACATCGCCTTGCTGCAGCGCGTCATCTGCAGCACCTTCTGGGACTCGCCGAAGCCGTCGGTGATAACGATCACCAGACGCCGGCCCGACTTACGCTGCGACAGTTGTTGAACAACTGCGCGTAGGCAGGTGTAGTCCGGGGTGCCGCCGCTCGCGATCTGTCCCATCCTCACGAAGTGATGAGGGACTTGGCCAGCACGATCCTCGAAGCGCTTGGCGACCACGAGGACGCCGGCACGGGACGAGTCTCTATCATTGCCGCCCAGCAGATTCCCGAACATGTCGCGACCGCCGCCGTACTGGACGTGGTCGTAGGTGCTGGGTGATCGGAAGCCAACCACCTCACACTCAGCGCCAGCCGTCTCTGCGGCCTGAGCGATCGTCCAAGCAAGTTGGGCAGCGTTCTTGGCGTTCTGTCCGGCCATCGAGCCAGACATGTCGACCATGATGGACACCGAAGTCTCGATGCCCTCGCTGACCCAGCGGCGCTTGAAGACCGACTCGCTACCGCTCAGCATGCGCGGCGCACGGCGACCATCGAACCGGCCACTGATTGACCCGCTGTCCCAGCCGCAACGCTCAGGAGCCTTGAGGATCTGGTACAGACGCGATTTCAGCGCCGGCAACACCGTCTTCGACAGCGTACGCGCTGCTCGACGCAGTCCGGCATCGTCCTTCTGCATCGATGTCCAGCGGCGCATTTCACTGCGGCCCGGAGGCGGGGCGGACGCCAACGAGATCGGCACCATCGTGCGCTCACGGATACGCTTGAACACGTCATCGATGTCAGGCTCAGGCGACTTGCACAACCGTTCGTCGTACTGTTCCTGCCTGTCCTCGTACGGCTCGTCGCCGCCGTTGCTGGTGACAGCCTCGCCGTCCTCGCCTTCGTCGTCTCCGGACTCGATAGGCATGGGAGCGCCGTTGGCCTCGCCGGCTTCAGTCGTCTCAGACATCTCAGCCTCAGCCTGAGCAAGTTCAGCGGCATCGCTGTCGCCGTCTTCGGAACCGAACGACTCGTCGGATTCTCCCGACTCAGAGTCGTCGTCTTCCGACTGTTCCTGCTGTTGTGACTGTTGCTGCTCCCACGGCTGCCGGCTGTCGGCACTCTGGTCGACAGGCTCGATGGCCTTCCAGCCTTCGAGGAACTGCATCGCCAGCCCCAGCGCTTGGCCAGTGCCGTCGCGATCCAGCGACAGGCTGGGCATCGCGTCAGCGACCGCCTTGTACAGGCTGCGCTTCGGCTCCGGGATTCGGTCGAGCAGTTTCTTCGCAAAACCGTTGCCGTCACCCAGCGCGGCCCGACTGATCAGCGCGAGCGCGAATGGCGCACTGTTGATCGATGTCGGGTTGAACTTGTCATCGAGTTTGGACGTGAACTGCGACATCAGTCGCTTGAACCCAGACCGCGCACCGTTTGCGCGACCGGACGCAATCACCGCATGCTCGATGCGACCGTCCTCGATTCCGTTCCACAGATTCCGCAGCAGAGAATACTCCGGGCCTGAGTACCGGAGTAGGCTGCTTTGGTCGGTGTACGCGACGTGCCCGACCTCGTGGCTGGTGTAGGCCGCGATCAGGTCTGCCTCGATGCGCGACACGAACGAGTTGTCGGGCATGCTGGGGTAGTTGATGCGGTAGGTCATCACCTTGCTACGGTCGGAAGTGAGCGACCACTGGGCGAAAGCGATCTCGCCGCCGAAGGAAGG